CACTCGGTCACCTTGCCGATGACCTGCGCGGTGCGGTCCACCAGCGCCTTGAAGTCGGGCAGCAACGTCTTGCCGATGGACTGGGCGACCACCAGGGCGCTGTTCTTGAGCAGTTGCAGCGCGTTCTCGGAGGTGGCCACGCGCGCCGCGTACTCGGCGCCCATCGAGCCGCCGTACTTCTGGGCGTCGGTGACCTTGTCGAAGTTGCCCTTCAGCAGTTCCAGATTGGTCAGCAGTGGGGCGATAGCGCCGATGGATTCGCGCCCGAACAGCTGGGTCATCGTCGCGGCCTGCTCGGCCTTGGGCAGCGTCTTCAGCTTCTCCAGCACGCCCACAATCGCCCCGCCTGCATCCTTCTGCATGGCGTTGGCCATGTCCTTGGCATTGAGGCCAAGCTTCTTGAAGGCGGTGATCTGGCTCTTCGTCGCAGCGTCGCCGGAAGACAGAGTGAGCAGCATGTTCTTGATGCCGGTGGCCGACACCTCGGACTCGATGCCCATGCCGGCCACCGTGGCGCCCAGCGCGGCCAGCGGGCCACTGCCCAGACCAGCCACTTCACCGAGCGCGCCGATGCGGTTCACAACCTCGCTAATCTTCTGGACGCTGGCCGGACCGGTGTTGCCCAGGTAGTTGATCTTGTCGGCCAGCACGACCACGTCGTCCTGGCCCATCTTGAAGGCGGTGCGCCAGGTGGCCATGGTCTGGCCCGCCTCTTCGGCGCTGGTATCGAATGCCACGCCCATCTTCGCCGCGTCCTCGGCGAAGCGCACCAGCTCTTCGCGGGGGATCGACGCTTGGCCAGCGGCAGCCACGATCTTGGCGATATCGGCCGGCACCATGGGCAGACGACGCGAGAGATCCTCCACGTCCTGGCTCATCTGCTGGAACTGCTCAGGCGTGTCGAAGTTGACCACCTTCTTCACGTCCGCCATCGCCGACTCGAAGGTCATGGCCTGGGCGATGGGGAAGCCCTGCACGCGCAGCGCGGCCATGGAGGCGAAGGCGATACCCGCGCCGTGGGCGGCCGCGTTCATGCCCGCGCTATGGACCTTCCGGCTGCGCGCCATTGCCGCATCGAGCGAGGCCAGCCGTGCGCGCTGCTGCTCCATCTGCGTGGTGGCGGCGGCGATGTCGCCGCGCAGCTTGCGCTCATGGGTGCCCAGCTGGCGTGTGCTGATGCCGGCCCGCTCCAAGCCACCGCGCAGGCGCTGCAGTTCTACAGCCTGTTGCTGGTGCTGGGTCTTGAGCAAGCCGGCGGCGGCCTTGGCTTGCTTGAATTCGTTGTTGAGCCTGCGCGTGGGCGCGGCGGTAGCAGCGAGCTGCATGGCCAGCTGCCGCACCCGCTCCTGTGCCTCGCGGTGGGCCTGGGCAGTGCCGCGCGTCGCTTCTTGCTGCTGGCGGAAGGCGCTGACGTCGCGCTGGGCGGCGTTGAGCCGGCGCAGCGTGGCCTGTTGCTGCTGCAGGGCGGCCGAGAGCCCCTTGCTACCGGCAAGCACTTTGCGGAATGGGCCGGTGGCCTGGTCGAGGGCCTGCAGGACCACCTGCAGGCGAAGGTTGCCACCGCTCATGCGATGACAACCTGGGGGCCGGCTACAGCGAGGGCTTTTCGCTGGGATCGGGCAACAACGCGCCCAGGAAGCGGCACAACGCGCTCAGCGCCCACACCAGCAGCACGCCGACCGCAGCAAGCAGGCAAAGGGCGAACAGGGTGACGATGAGGATGGCCATGGGCGAACTGTATCACTGGTCTGCTCCGCTACGTACTCGGGCGCGTTCGCGCCACTCGACCAATTCAGCAAGGGACATGGCCGACAGTTCAGTGAGCGAAAACGCAAACATCACCGCGATATCGGCCATGAAATCCTCTACGCAGACGGGAACTCCCGCTGCGCCTTCGTCAAGAAAAAATTGCCCACTTCGGTGGCGATGGCCACCAGGTCGGCCGGGTCGAGCTTGGCGGCGTCGGCGGCGGTCAGCGTCGGCGTGCTGATGCGCGGCAGCAGCGTGGTCAGGGCGCCCACGTCCATCTGCAGCAGCTCAGCCAGCTTGATGCCGCGCAGCGTGCCGGCGTCCGGCTTACGCAGGGTCAGGCTGCTGATCACCTGGTCGCCGCGACGGATCGGGGCTTCCAGAAGGATGGAACCGGGCTGCGCCGGCGCCAGCGCCAGGGTGTCGGCCATGGTGTTGGCGGAGAAGGTGCCGGTGTGAACCGCATCGTTGCGGACGGCGATGCCCTCGTGCGGTGCGTTCTCGGCACGGTAGAAGGTGTTTTCAGCGACGCTGGTGGTGGTTTGATCGTTCACGTTGTCTCTCTCTGGGTGGGGCCCGGGCGAAGCCGGGCGGAAAATCAGTAGCCGATGGCGCGGCGCTGGGCGGCCTGCAGGTCGACGCCGTTGACCATGAAGACCATGCCGACCATGTCGATTTCGATCTCGGTGCGGTCGTTGATCACCAGCTTGTAGTAGCTGATCGAGGTCTTGACGCTGAACTCGGTGTCATCACCAACCTTGCCGGTACCGGCATCGACTTCGCTGTGGCGACCGCGCAGCACGATTTCGACCGAGTCCACGGTCTCGCTGTCTTCACTTTGATACGCGCCGGCGAAGCGCAGCTGGACGGCGTTGTGTCGGATCGCGCCGTACTGGCGCAGCACCTGCAGCATCAGGCCGCCGCACTTCCACTCGGCTTCGATCTTCTCCTGGCCCATATCCACGTCGATGGGGCCGAGCATGCCGCCGGCGCGGTACTCCTCCATCTTGCGGGTCAGGGTCGGCAGCTTGAACTCGGTGACCTGGCCGAGATAGCTCTCGCCGTCGTTGAACACGTTGAGGTTTTTCAGTTTGCGGGGCAGGGACATGGGATGGATTCCTCAGTGCGGCCTTAGCCGCTGATACGGGCGGGGAAGTCGGCGAAGTAGCGGTCGGTGATGCGCTGGTTGAGCACCAGGTTCTCCAGCGGCGGCACCGGGCTGTAGTCGAAGTCGATGGCGAGCCGGCCGGTGGACAGCTGCGTGGGCAGGTTGGCGGCCGGGTCATACCAGGCGGTCGCACCCAGCAGGTAACCGGCATTGACCAGCTCGCGGAACTTGGCGTTGATGCTCTCGATCATGTCCCGCACCAGCGAGGGATGCAGCGGCTTGTCCACGTAGACCATCTGGGCCTCGGCGATGGTGTCGGCCAGGATCTGCGCCGCCCGGGTGGAGGTCTCGAAGGCGAACAGCGGATCGTCGCTGCAGGTGCGCGAACCCCAAAATTTGTAGCCGTTGGAATTGATGAGGGTGGTGATGTCGGCCGCGTTGAGCACGCCGGCGTCGGTGGCCGGATCCTGCAGATCCCAGTGGATATCGCGGCTGATGCCGGTGACGCCGGAAACGGCGACATTGGACAGCGACTTGTGCCAGCCCTGCTGCTGATCGATCAGCGCCCGCAGGCCCAGGGCACGCGCGGTGGCGAAGGCCATCCCGCTGGTGGCAGTGCTGGTATCGAAGGCCACAAAGTCGGGGTAGATCAGCATCAGCTCGCGCTCGCTGAACTGCGCGCGGTATGCGACCGCCTCGGGCACCGAGGCGCTGGCGGCGCAGCTGACGTAGGCCATGGCCCGCAGCTTCTTGGCGATGATGCCCAGCGCGGCGGCGACGGGCTGGGTGTCAAGACCCGGGGCGCCGAGGATACGCGGTCGCACACCCACCTGCGCTTCAGACACAAGCAGCGCCTGCAGCCCGGTGTAGGTCGCTCCATCCTTCTTGCCGATGACGTTGGCGGTGGTGGTGCTGTCGTCGTCGCCCTCGGCAACGCGGACAACCACCGTGATTGCATTGGCCTGGTCGGCGATGGCCTGCAGCGTCGAGCGCAGCGTGCCGCTGGTGCCGGCCTTGCCGATGGCGCCCAGCACGTCGGTCAGCAGCACGGGACGGTTGAGTGGGAACACCGTGGCGTCGGCATCCTCGCCTGTGCAAACGATGCCGATGATGGCGGTGGCGACGGTACGAATCGGTCGCGTGCCGCCGTTGATTTCGAGGACGCGTACGCCGTGGTGATAGTCGGTGGCCATGGTGACTCCTGCGGTTAGGGGGTGCGGAAGCGAAGCGGGACGGAGAGGCGGGTGTTGCGGGAAGCACCGGTGGGGACGGCGCGCTGACCGTCCAGATCCAGCACAAACGCGCCCGGATCGGCCGACCGGGTGAGGCTGATCCGGGTGAGGCGGATCCGCGGCTCCCAGCGCAGCAGCGCTGTGGCAGCGGCGCCGAACAGCTTCAAGCGGGTTGCGTCGTTGAAGGGCTGGTCGATCAGCTCCGGAAGCAAGGAGCCATACTCACGGCGCCCGATGCGCGAGCCGATGGGTGTGGTGAGGATGTCGGCGATGGACTGGCGCAGGTGCGCGGTGTCGTCGCTGAACGCACCAGCTCGGGCGTCCATGCCAATCACAGAGGCGCCCCAGAGGTGCCGCCGCCGGGCTGCACGGCGCTGTGCTTGTGCTGCTTGAGGCTGATGCCGCCACCCACCACGTCTTCGGACACCACGGCCTTGCCGTTGACCGTGACCTGGCCGGTGATCTCGGTATCGCCAAGG